GTTCTGATTGCCCCTGTGGCAAGCCAGACATATCTGCCACTTGTTTGTGCAGCCAGTGCAGGGGCTGACGTATCCCATCTTTTTCAAGAGTTTATCGGCAAGTTCGAGATCGATCACGGGGATACGGAAGGGGATACGGAAATCGTAACTTTCTGCTCCGGAGCAGCCGTAAATGTCAGTACCTCTTTTAACCGTTCATATGCTGTATACGTAACAATATTTGATGGCCAGCTTTCGTAGCCCTTGAGGTCATAGGCGGTGCAGACAAAGTAATAGGTTGTTCCCGCAACCAATCCAGTCACCATCCCGTTCACCCGGCCGTCTATCATTGTACCTAATTTCTGGTCAACTTTTACCGTATACTTGCCAGAAACCGTGCCATATGAGATGTTGTAACCAGCGAGTGTGGTTTGCGTGTTCGGCGCCCAAGAGAACTTGGCATCGGCAGCCCATAAAGGCGAGCAAGACATAAAAGAAACAGCGAATAACAGCAGTACAATAAATTTTTTCATAATTTTCACCTCGTTACGGTTACATCAGCCCAACTCGGTGGAACTGATAAAAAGAAAAGACTCGGCGGCATATGCGGCCCCTTGTCCATGAATGCAATTAAATCATGGTGGAATATTGGCCATTGGCAAAAATGTTGGACCTGCTTGCAGTGTTGTTTCTGTGCCGTTTGGGATGAAACCATTTATTGTCTGCCTTTTTTTACCTGGCCATGGTTTAACAAGAATTGCTCCGGTATCAGTCAATCCGGACAAATCCAACGTGCCTGTCATTGCCCCCTGCAGATAGATCTCTGCTCCGGCCCGCAGGTTGTAGCCGGTATAAACATAGTCAGCCCAGGCGTTGTAGGGGAGCGCTCTGGTGCCGTTGCCACCATCGGCAGACGACGCGTTGAAATAGAGTCCGCCAGGGTGCTCGTATGCCCCGATATCCGGGATGGTGAGTATGCTGATGCCGTTGATGTCGGTGGCTGGTGTAGCCTGATCGTGGATGCCGGTAACGAGGGCGCCGGCGTTAATGGCCGGGGAGGCAGATAATAAAGTAGAACTGGTTGTATCAGCAAAGCGAGGGTCGGCATACTGACTATTAGGCTCTGCTGCGGCATGGGCTGCCCAACTGATATTAGACACGCCACCATTGACAGATGCCATGGCAGCACCTGTTGGATCGCTGGAATCCCAGTACAAATTATTATCGAGAATCAGTGTTGTTCCAAGCAGAGCCGCCTGGGTTGTAGCTAACCACAATTCAGGCCCGTAGGAATCTGCAATTATGGTGTTCTTGACAGTCCAGCTTGTGCCGGTAGTCGGGTTCACCGCCGAATTGTTCAGCCACAATCCGCCTCGATCTGGCAGTTCAGCACTACCATTCCAGCGGCCGGTTGAATTGTAAATCCAACCGCTCGATGTACCGGTATAGGCAAAACCTGTGTTTAGGTTATGCTCTGCATAACAGTATGCCAGCAGAATGTTGTAATCGGTCGCGTGACCGGTAAAACCATCGCCAGACCCCGCATCTGATGCAGATCCGTTATTTTGCGAGGTGGCGAAAAAATACGAAATATCATGTGTTGTATCAGTTGAAAAGCCATCAGAGGTGTTTCCGTCAGCAATTGGGTAATACAAATCGATGTCGTATGACCCGGTATCGATTCGCGCTCCACTTCCCACATTATTCGCAGTAGACAGATGGTGCGCAGAGAATCCAGAGGCATTATTGCTCCAAAAACCAGTACCGGCATTATTGTGTGTGTCGATATATGCCAGATATCCATCGGTTAATGCCGAGCTGGCTAAATAAAAACCGGGACCTGCTAGTGTTCCTGACGTCTCGACATGCTGAATATCAGGGGTGCCTGACATACCGGATAAATATACTCCGTAACTACCAGTATTGACGGTCGTCAACCCGTCAATAACAGGACTGACAAAGGCGAGTCCGACAAAACCCTTGGCCGCACCGTCACTAATTGTCAAATTATTAATCAACGGAGCCTGATAAGTTGTTCCCGTGCCACCCATATATACCGAGTCAAGCGTATAACCTGACACGATAACGTTCTGCAGCTCCAACGCTGTGTACGTCTCAGAGGTTCCTGTAGTGTAAAATCCACGACTAGGCCCCCCGTCCATCACCATATCCACCAGTCGTATTCCTGGCACGGACCCAGAGGCATAAAATGATCCAGATGTGCCATTGCGGAGAATAAATCGCTGCCAGGTAATCCACCCGTTGCCGTCAATCGCATACCGGACCGCTGAGTTATACCCATCCCCGTCAATGATACAAGTGTCACCAGCCCGGCATTGAAAATATAACCGGCTGGTGGCATCAACTCCAGCATCGTTACTACCTACGATGACTGTTTCCGCCAGGGTAATCGATCCACCAGGGGTAGACGCTCTGACCTCAACAATATCACCACCGTTGAGATCGTTGACCATCATACCGGTTAGTGTGGTGGCATTACACCCGGACGGGCAGACTGTATAAGTGGCAGCCCACCCACAAACAGGCATGGCGACTTGCACCCATATTAGCAACACCGCAATCAAAAATCGTTTCATCTTCATATCATCCCAACCTCAATATTTCCGTTCAATCCCCCACTCACCAGCCCGCCAGCCAGGAAACCATACCGGTAATAGGCCCCGGTGATCTCAGTCAGCGGCCGCACCAGCAGCAAATCATCGCTGGAAAACTCTCCGGCTAGAACCGCGTCGCTACCATCGCTCTCTTTGGCCCGCTGCACAGTCACTGTGCCTGACCAGTCTCCGCCCAAAGTGAGCACGTAGCTGCCGGATGGAGTCCACACCCAAGGGGTCATGGTATTGTCCGCGGCGATGGTGCGCGGCTCATGGGCATAGGGGGTGTCCGCGGTGCGGACTACGCCGGGGAGGCTGTCCAGCAGCTCTTGGGTTTGGAAGCCGGTGGCGCCGGCGGAAAACTTCCCGGCCTTGGTCTGGTATGTTGTATTGCTGGTGTTGCTATAGGTTGGCATTTTATCCTCCTTTATTAATGATATAAACTAGCAATTAATCTGCTTCGTACTCCGGCATCACCAGGCCGGGCTGCCCACCTGCTGAGGCTGTGACGTAAAATATGACGGGGCATTCGGGAATTGTAACCATGTAGGATGGGTAAGGATTTACGGTGTGCAGCAGTTCCCTGAGTTCAGATCGCCATTCCGCCATGGCAATTCTAAGCGGTTCAGCCAGCGGCGAGTCAAGTAACTGCGTCCAATCTGAGTCTGCCAACAGTCTCTGAAGTTCTGCAACCAGCAGATCCCAGTCATAAAATGTATTTCCTTTGATAGTAACCGGTGACATATTACACCTCCGTTGCGGTTATGGTGAAAGTTTTATCCAGGTATAAGCCGCCACTTGAAACGGTCACGACATAGACCCCTGTCGTGTCCACCCTGAAAACAAACAGTCCCCCGGTCATCACCCAGTACAGTCCGGATGCCGGGTAGATTCCAGGCCCAGTGACCGTAACCGTGGATGGGTTGGGGAGCCCGGACAGGGCAAATGTGTCCGTGCTGTCGGCCAGCATGGTATATGGTTCCGACTCGGCAGTAGTCGCCGGGTTCTCGACATAGAGTGCATCGGGAAACCGGGTGTCAACCGCCAGATAATCCGCCTGATATTGATCCAGGGCAGCCTGATCTCCGGATGCCAGGGCTGCATAATACTCGGCCACCGGGGGATAGGCCCATCCCCGCAGGGCGGCATAGTTTGTAACCCGCCATTCGGCCACGGTTTCGGTGGCTTCAAAATCAGTAAGGTGCTGTTGGATTACAGCATCCAGGGCCGTGTCATCATCGCCGGCCTGAACAGCGGCAGCGACGTCAGTAATTAATATTGGCATGGTTTTAATCCTCCGAATAGGCCAGGTAATTCACATCACCGGTAGCCAGGATGGAACCGGCGGCGATGTTGTACGTTACCTTGACGTTAGACAAGGTTGCCTCGGTGTAGGTGCCTATCCAGTTTGAACTGGCATACAGGGACACCACAACTTTGAAAGACACGTTGTGGGTTCCAGCGACCACACTTAAAGTTCTTCCCAGGGGCAGAAGTTTGGTGATGGGGCCGGGGTACGAAGTATACCAATCATTGTACCCAACAGAGGCGCTGTAAACGAGATACTCGACAGTATCGCAGTACGCGTAGACGTGGACAGTTGCTGATTGCGCAGGATTACCGCTGAGTTCTGTCACCCAGTTCAGCGTGCAACTGAATGCCACGGACACCACATTTGTCGGTGTGGCCAGCGTGGTGGTCACTTCAGTATCAGTCACCGTTTCTCCGTAGACGCCGTCTACATGAGCGAATTCATTTGCCCACGTCAGGTAACCTATCCCCGCACTGGTATTCAACCTGGCATAAATCTTCGTTTGCCATACCCCAGTGGATACCTGTGTCGGTGTGTCCACCGAAAAGTCCATTCGCTGGTCAACTGTGGCATAGGCAGCTTTATAAACAGGCATCCCCCTCATGCTGGGGAAAATCTGCGGCGCTGTCCGCCAATAGCCGGGAACAGTGAAGGGAACCCCGTTCTTGGCTGACCCCATCTGCACGTGCTTGACGGACTTGTAGGGAAAATAATTTCCCAGCCCATCGGCAAAATAAAACGTCAGCCCCCCGCTGGTGAAGTGGCCGTAATCCCCTGTCGAGGCGTTACGTGTGGTTAACCCACCTGTAGTGGTGTCAATGCCTGCGTCCACTGCCACCTGGGGGGAGTAGGAGGTCAGTACGTTGGCCACTTCGGCCAGGCAGGCATAGTAATCGTCCACATAATTCCGCAACTGGGTGTCCGGGGAAATAGCCGTGGCAACAGTCGGAGCACTCCATACCAGCAGGGTAGTACTGAGGTAGCCGTAGAGAGTATTTCTGCTGGTCTGTAGGGCGACCACAGCAGCGTCGGCCGACAGCCCGTAAGTATCGGCCTGGACCATGACTGCGTCGAAGTTGCTGGCAATGCCCGGCCACTGCACCCGCCACTGCGTCTTTTCCTGGGCGCTCAGCCACCCGTCCGCGCTCATATTGTCCACGGCGGTCTTGGCAGCCGCCGCACTGCTGGCAACCGTTGCGGCAAGAGTACCCGCAACGTAGGCCGTATCATTGGCGGTGTGGGTGGCAGTCACATCGGCGCCGTCTTCAGGTTTGCCGGCCCCACTTACTGAGGACCAAACTGCGGTCAGCGCCGCTGCGTCGGCCAAGATCTTTGCAGCGGCGTTGATTTTGTTCAGCAGCGCCTGCCTGGTAACGTCAACGTCGTTGAACTTGCCCCAAAAGGTTGTACCAACCACTGTGGTATTGTCGGTCAACACTGACCACAACACAGGCGCGGTCAAGGTTGCTAAGTAGGTGGTCAAGGCTGTCACTGCCGTATCGTAGGTGGTCTTCTCCGTGGTGATTCCGTAAGCGGTCGCCTGGGCATCGATTCCAGCCTGCTCCGCCACAATCACGTCGCGCCGGGAGATAATACCGGGCTTCTCCAGGGGAGTCAGAACGTTATCGGAAGCGGCATCCGTGGCGAACTGACTGGTCGCCGTCACATCCGCGCCGGCCACTGCCGCCCAGGTGCTGTCGGCGGCTTCCACCATGCCGTTGGTGTAGGCCATGACCACGTCATCGAAAGCAATGGCCGCGTTGGCTCGTTTGTACCCGAGGGCTCTGGTGACGTTGCCGCCATCCGTGGCCACCAGCTCGATGTGCATCCGGTAGGCCTCGGCCGGGGCCGTGACGGTGTGGGTGAGCGTGGTCCACACCGAATAGTATCCCCGCGCACCATCCGCGATATACCACTGGTGTGTGGCCGTTTTGCTGTACTGCTCGGCCAAAGCGATGGCGATTTCTTCTCCAGTGATCTTGTAAAAGGTCACCTTGACATACGCGTCATCTTCACCGACGAAAGTCTGCTCTCCCTCTGTGTAAACCCCGTCCCACCCGATCGTAGTGGCTGAAGTTATCCGGACCCGGCACGAAACCGAAACAACCCCGTCCGTCTGGGACAGAGAAAACCGTTTACCGATGGCCCACCAGCCGACGTCGTAGCCAAGCTGTGAGGAAGCAATCGCCCCGTAGGACATATGCCCCTGCGTCGTTGTGGCGTCGATCTTGGAGAGATAGCAGAGATTGCTGCCGGGTACTGTGGCGTTGCCGTCCATGGTCCACCCCACCGGAGAGCCGTAGAGGCCGATCGTGCCGTTTTCAAACCCGTAATTGCCGCCGCTTGTGGAGTCGAGAGCCACATTCTCCCCGGTCGTATCGGCCACCACTTGCCAGTGAGCAATACTGTAGGCCGCGCCGGCGGCTTTGGCCGTGATGCAGCGCCAGAGACCAACCACAGCCCCCCGGTCCCACAGGTCGCCGATGTCGTAAGCGTCGGCGGTTACCGGGGTGACGACGAAGACCCGGCGCTTGATATTGGCGATGCTCACCAGGGTTGACGCGGCGGTACCGTCGATGGTCCCGGTCACGTTGCCGGCAAACGCCACTGTTGAGGAGGGTTGGTAAGGATTCTCGCCGGCCGCGGCTGGCTGGACGACCACAGACTGGATAAGCCCAGCGGCGTTGATGTCCGGATCGACTTTTCGATAAGCCCGCACCCCGAAAGTGTAATAGAGCTGCGGAGCCACCCCGAATAGAATAAACGCCCGCTTGTTGGCCGGTACGATATAGGCCGTTTCCGAAGCCGGCGTGGTGCCGAAGGTATAGGCCGTGGCGGCGGCAGATTGATACGTGTAAACGATGAACCCATCGATATCGCCCTCAGCCCCGGCCCACAGCCATTCAAACGAAATATCCGCCGAAGCGTTCGACTGCAGGGTGTGATCCAGCGCCGCCCCGGTCGCCACGATCGTCGGCACCACCACCGCAGTGGAATCTCTGTCATTACTGGCGTTGAAATTGGTCGCTGCTGTAGCGACCGTTGCGGCGGCCACGCCGTTTACGAAAGTTCCGGCCGGAGCCCCTACTGTAGAAGCGATAACCCAGTCGCTAACCGTATAGGCTCCAGTTGCCCGCCCGGTGGAGCAGCGCCAGATTTCTGAAGCAGTCTTGATCCAAAGGTCCCCGGCGTCATAAGGGGTGAAGGGCTCCACCACAAACACCCGGCGCTTGCCATCGGCCAGGTCGTAGGCGTCCTGGGCCAAGGCGAGAGCCGCGGCGGTAGCACTGTCAGTTTCCTGCCACACGTAGCCGGTCCCGTCGATGTAAAAATACCTGTAGGCAGTGCCGACGCCCGTCGTCATGTCGAAATACAGGTCGCCCAGGTGGGTGTCGCGTGTGTCCGGAGAGAGCCAGGCCGACTCAGGCAATACTGTCGGCCCGGGTGTGCCTTCGTAAAACCACGTCTCCACTGCCCCATCTATCTGGGCCTGCAGATCCGCAATGGCAGTGGCGTACGTCGTCGCGTCAACAAAACTAGCCGCGACCCACGTCTCCAGTCCGGAATCCAGCTTCGTCCACTCAGCGCTGTTGATATCCGCCAGTGACGTGGGCTGATTGTTGATATCCCCGTCCCAAGTGGCGCCGGCAGTAGATCCGTCCGCCACGTTTAAGGCAGTACGCACCGTGCTGGGGTTGGTAACCTCCGTGATAGTGATGGCGCCGTAGAACCGGCCGAAATTTGTCGGGTCATAAGAAAAGCCCGGGGAGGTGGTGCCGCCGCCGCTGCCGCCCAGGTGGAACTCGCCATTGTCCAAGTCAAACTTGACACCGGCCGAGGCAGAGTAAACTTCGCTCTGCAGATAACCGGATACGATAGACCCGAGGTTGGCGCTGATGGCGGAGAGATTGTCGGCAACAACCTGCTCCGCAATAACCTCCCGCACGAAGACCAGTTCATAAATCGTGGTGGTGAAGGACCCCACCATGTAAAGGCGGCAGTTGCAGGCGGTAACCCGCTGCGGGAGCCTCACCACATTCAGCCCAGCGGCCAATTGCAGGTAATTTGTCTCGGCTTCGGCCTGGGAGGCCGCGGCAACGGCGTCGCCGGCCATGGTCAGGGTGTGGTCTGCTTCAGCCCCGAACCAGCTCCAGGTAACTCCATCAGCGGTGGTGGCGAAATAAACCCGGGCATTGGCGTCAGCAGTATGGATGATGACTTTGTCGATATAGTTGACAATCGCGAACCCATAGTCAATGAACTTTGTCGTCTCGGCCAGAGTGTAGCTGACCCCGTCTGTCGAGATATTCCGGTCATAAAGCTTGGCCAGCGTCGCGGCCAGATTCTCATCTGAATCAGTCATGTCGATGGATTCGGACAGCTCAATGTCAACATCCACGCCGGCCAGAATAACGGGGGTGCCGTTGGCCACATTGGAGGCAGTGCCGGCGCCGAACGCATCGACCGGCACAATCTTCACTTTATAGTTCGTCCCCACCACCAGGTCGGTTTCCGTGTACCCGATCGCTTCGGAGGACAACTCCTGTATGAGGGTGGTGGGGTTGGAGCTGGTGTCGAGATAAAGCCGCAGAGATGTGAGGTCTGTGTCAGAGCTGCTCCAGGACGCCCAGCTTATCTTCACTCCCTTAAACACCGCAGCCACCGTCGGCGTAAACCAGGCCATGGTCGGCGCCGGATTCGACACCGTCAGCACGGCCGGCGTGGTGGAAAGCTGGCCCAGGTTGCCGAGCTGGTAGACCCTGATGGTAAATGCCCTGGCCGCGCCGCCGTCTGCCGTGTTTTTTCCGAACGAATACTCATATTCCGGGGTCACCGGATACTCGGTGCGCACCAGGGCGGCGTCCTTTAATACCTCAATTACATAGCTTTTAAACCACGGATCAGTGCCGCCCGGTCCGGCGATATCGGACAGCGCCGCCGGGTCCCAGGCGAATTTCGCCGTGCCGCCGGTAAAGGTGATGGCCGTGTCGCCGTCCACCAACCGCAGGCCCGTAACATCCGGCATGGTGGCCTGGCCGATCTCCAGATCCGCCTCTGCCCAGAGGCTGGAGCCGCCGGTGCGGGTAATGGATCGCACCTGAAAGTAATGGTGACCGGCCTGAACGTCCCGTTTTTCCGCCAGAAAACCGCTGTCCGGAGTCATGGCGGTCCACTGGTCATCATCCACCCTATACCGTACCTGATAGGCGTTGACCCGGTCATCGGCCGCTGCCTCCCAGACGAAGACCAGCATGTTCTGCAGCCGGCCGTCGGCATAATAGGCCTTGAGCAGCAGTTGCGGATTATTGGGCGGCAGCACCGGGCCGCTGCTCTGCGGCCTGGCATAGTCCGGCGTGTCGAGGTGAATGCCCAGCTCGATGCGGGCGTATTTGGTCGGATCGTGCTCCGCGGCCAGGATCTGATACGTGGCCGCATCCACTTCGCTTTTGTGCAGCACCCGCCATAGCCGGGGGGCGATATCCGTGCCGGTGACCACCCACACGGCATTGGGCGCCGGCACATCTGACAGGGCAGAGGCCAGCGACAGCGCCGATGTCTCGCCCGGCAGGTTGGCGACAGCTTTCTGCTCGGCGGTGCCGTCCGGCAGCATCACCGTGGCGGTATAGGTTTCATTGTCGGCCAGGGTAACCGGGGCGTCGAGGAGGATGGTTTTCTCCGGGTCCAGCAGGGTATAGTCGGTGCCGGCAACGTTATAAAGCCCGACATGGCCGATTACGGCCCCGCCGGTGGTGATTACTGAGTTTGAGGCTAAATCAGGACCGATTGCCGGGTACAGGGCGCAACGGACAATAGTATTGCTGCCATCCACGGTGCCGGCCATCCGCACCCGCCACCAGCCGGCATCATTATAAACCTTGACCAGACCTTTTACCGCGCCGCCCACGGCCTGGCTGTTATAGTCCCCGGTATCGGTGCGCAGCTTGACGTCGAAATAGCTGGTCGTACCGCCATTACCGAAAACCCGCAGCAGGATGACCCGGTCCGAGATCGCATCCTGTTCGATATACGTATCCCACAGTACGACCTGACCGGCGACATATGGCACGCCGTCAATGGCCACCCGCTCAGACACCGTGGCGCTGTCGTCGGTGATCAGGTAGCCGGCAACGCCATTGGGCGCCGTGGTGCCGGAGAGTTCCCGCAGCGCGGTCAGTGTGCCCCAATCTCCCACGGAGCCGGCCAACTCATCCCCCAGCACATCCGCGTTAAACCCGTCCCGCAGCCGGCCGCCCATGCGGACATTGGCCACCCACGGATCGGCCACGGCCACGATCATGCCGGGCAGCACAAAGGCATGGTCCAGACCGGCCCGGTAGGCCACCATTTCCTTCTCGGCTTCTACCGTGTCGGTGATCCACTTGCCGATCCGGTGCGCCTGGCCGCGGCTCTTGCAGCCGAAGGCAACCATATCCTTTTCAATGTAGCCGTATTTGCGCACAGCGGCCCGGTTAACCACCGGTTCGATCGTCGGCTTGCCGCCGTTGGCCGGGTCATTCCAGGTGACATAGGCCACAGTGCAGCGCGACTTTGCCCCGGTGCCCTCATAGGAGAACAGCCCTCCCACCACATTGGCCGGAGTGGCCAGGATCTGCGGATCCGCCGGCGCATCCTGGAAGGCTGACACCGACCCGCTCGACCAGAGCGGCATGCCGGAGAAAACAGAAGCCATGGTATTAATCAGGCTATAGGCCTCGTGCCTGGTATTGATCACGCAGTTAAACGTAAAGCGCGGCTCCATGCCGCCGAAGCCGTCCGGCACCAGAACGTCGCAATACTGGGCGATCGGGTAGAGCGCCCATTTGTCCGGCGCGGCAATCCCGAGGCCGTAATCGTCATGCTCCAGCATGTCGTAAAAACACCAGGCCGGGTTATCGGTCCAGGCCATTTGCCAGGTGCCGTCCCACAGGCCGGTATATTCCCTGGTCTGCGGGTTGTAATTGGCCGGCACCTTGATGATGCGGCCATACGGATCATAGGAGCGCTTGGGGATCTTGCCGCCGAAGAGGCTGGAATCAATGGAGCCGCCGATGATATGCGAGTCCGGATAGATCAGCCGATGGTCGAGAATCTCGGTATAGGAGGCCCAGGCCAGGCCGTTGCTCAACTTTGTGGTGGTGGAGTCTTCCGTCAGCCTGGTGACGCGGATATCCCATGGCGCCTGCCCGGCCGGCAGACTGAGCCGGTAATCCACCTCATAGGTGGACATGAATTTGTCGCGGATTGTCTTGACCACGGAGCTGTGACCGACAACCTCCAGCATGAACTGCAGAGTCGCTCCCTTCAGGTCGCCGTTGTCAAACTGCTGATACAACGCCGGCATGGAGAGATGCACCCGCACCGCATCCAGATCCGGGTTGATGATAGTCCTGGTGACCGGCGTGTCGTGGGTGACATTGACTCCGACCATGATGGTGGACTCCACCGCCGGAAAGCCCGGCAGCGGGCTCTGGTCCGGCAGGCCGGTCCGCTCCGCCCAGGTGACACCCTCAAAATTCCATGTGCCGTCATCAGCCTGCAGCTGTACATCGTCAAAATAAATTGACTTGGCGCCATTGACCAGGCCGCCATTGGGGCCATGGCCCAGCAGATCTATAACGCGGAAAACCGACTTAGAGCGGGCCGTGTTCGGCGACTCGACCGGCACATAGGGCGGATCCGGCTCGTCTGATTTCGCGCCTCGCAGCCATGGCGTCCTGGTCATACGGCTACATCCTCCACGGTGATGGAGGCGGCGATGACGTTGGAGCCGACCCGACCCGGCCGACCGTAAATGACCGGCACCGGTCCGCCCTGGCTGCTGATGTTCTCCGCCCCCTGGAAAACGAAAGAGGCGCGCGGATCCGCCGCATCCCTGGTGCCGCCGGAGCCGGACAGCTGCATGGTAGGAGACATCATTGCATTTATGCCGCTCAGCGCCAGGGCCGCACCGAAAGCTGCAAAGGATGCCATGGAAACGCCCATGAAGGCGGTGGCGGACATGGACCCGGCGGCAATCCCCTCGAACAGGCCGTACGCGGCGCCGGCTGACGCCCCGGCGCTGAACACCGCGGCGACGATG